CATTAGCTCTTGATGTATAAATAGAAACTGATGTTTGTAATACACACGCAGCACCTGATGAACTTTGACCAAGATTAACATTGTTAGTTGAAAACAATTCTGTTCCCGTAGGCGGAGTAGGCACTGGTACTGGCACTGGTATAGGGCTTGGCGTTGGTGTACACGAACCACAATTGGCATACGATGGCAATCCTGCTGCATCTACTGCTGAAGTAGACCCAGTTGCTTGAGGATTTTCATAACAAGTTCCATTGTATATATAAACTGATTGAAATGCGCCTCCAGAAACTAATCTAAATATTTGTGTTGCTGAACCACTACATTCTGTATACTCTCTATAATCATACGAAACTGTAGGCACAGGCACAGGCACAGGCACAGGCACAGGCACTGGTGCTGGAACTGGCACAGGAGTAGGCGTTGGTCCTGGAACAGGAGTAGGTGTAGGTGGCGTTCCACAAGCAGCACAATCTACAAAACTTGCTAAACCATTAACATTTACTGTTGACGTTAAGCCTGTTGATTGAGGATTTCCATAACAAATACTGTTATATGAAACTGTAGCTGGAAAACTTCCTCCACTTACTATTCTAAAAACTTGACTTCCAGCTCCTGCACATTCCGAGTATATTCTATAGTCATAAACTATTGGAGTTGGCACTGGTGTTGGCGATGCACAATTAGGGCAAGTAGTTTCAGCAAATAAAACACCTGAAGCTTGTTGTCTGTATATAGATTCATCAGAATACCATCCATCAGGAGCAAAAGTTGAAAGCGCTGCATCTATATATAATGCAGTAGCTGATGCAAAATTTGCCGAGCTATAATAATATGTTCCTGTTGCTGCCATTTACAATTTTACAAAGTTAACCATTTATGTTGAACATCTAGAATCTCCACATCCTGATACTTGAACTGCTACTTCTCCCGTACTTCCTGTACCACCTACAGCATATAATGATGCACACCCTTGCACCGTTCCTCCTGCTGAATATTGAACTTCATCACCAACCACAATTCCTAATGTTTGATTTGATTTTAAATATACCGCTTGCAAACTAACACAATCAATACCTAAGAAATAATCGTATACAGGCACTACAGGCGTCGGCACTGGTGTTGGAGTTGGCGTCGGAGTCGGTGTAAACGTACAATTACAACAAGCATCAACAAAACCTGATGATGAGTAACACAACTCTTGACCAATTGAATTTCTTAAATCATAAACTAAATATAGTTTATTGCCTAATGACGGTAAACCAAATTGTGCGCTATATAAATTTGGAGCGCCAGTAGTGTTTATTGGAGTAGCTTGTACTGATGCAGCTAATAATATATTTATATCAGTAGGATTATTTTCATATAAGGCATCCGTTCTTAGATATCTAAATTCATTTTCATTAGGGTCAAACTGAAAGTTATCAAAATTAATTTTATTCGACCTCATTGTAATTGTTGAACCATCAGGTGGTATTATATTAGAGCCCTGAGGTCCTTCTAATTCTCTATATTGAGAAACAATAGGGTCATTAGGACTAGATAAAAATGTAACTAAATCTGTTTGAGTTGGCGACGTAACTGACGCATCTGTCCAATTAAATTCAGTGTGCGTAAATTGTCCAGCATTTGCATTAGTTGAAAGTGTAATACTGTAAATACTAAACAACTCTTCTTCTGGACATTTAACTGTCACTTGTATAGTGTCATCTACAATAGCGTTAGATGTTACAATTAAAACAACTTCAGTTGGAGTTGGGTTTGGTTTTGGAAATTTCAGTGTTCCGCTTTGATAAACAATTCCTGTTGTATAAGTAACTCCATCATATATAGCTTGTATTGTGTATCCAGTTCCAGAAACTTGACCTTCTGTTTCAATATCAACTCCCGCTTCAGTTACAATCTGCTGCTCAGTTCCTTCGGTTACAATTAAATCTGTATTTTCAAAAGGAATAACATAATCTATTTCTACAAAATAAAGTTTTGATGGAGGCCCTACATCTTCACCAATTTCAACACAGTACACATATTCTTGTCCAGCAATAATTGTAATATTTTTAGTTACACCACATGCTGTACATAATTCTGTTTCAGGTTTTACAATTGTATTAGTTGTAAAAACATACTCTTGCATATAAGGGTCGTAACCGCCTAATTTTTGAGTTGCTGATGCTTCGGCAAATAAATCTCTAAACCAGCTTCTCATACCTTCATTAGATATAACAGTAAGAATTTCATTTTGAGCTGAACTACCTGTAAGCTTTATGACAACATTTCTTTTAGCATCTGTAAAAAATTTGTTTTGTCCAAAGATTGCAAAACTTTCTGGGTGATTACTTATACCATATTCTTCTATTCTAGCTATTTGCGTTCCTAAAACTTCTGGAACTGATGTAACAACACCCCCTCCGGTAGAATCTGAAAGTAAATTTTTACCCGCTAATACATAAGAGATTTTGTCTTCTTGTAAAACAAGAATATCTGTTTCTCTTGCATACAATATTTCAACGTCACCATACGTTTCTTCTAATGGTTTAAAATTCAATAAACCTAAATTGAACTCATTGAGTCTGTTTACATTTGACTCATCATTGTAAACCCCACTATAAGTTAAATCAGCAAATCTGTGTGCTTTTTTATATTCTTCATTTGAAGTTGTAAAAACTCTATTACCTAATCCAAATGTTTTACCTGTGATAGAGTCTCTTATTTTATAACTTTCAACTCCATTACCAAATGTAAAACAATTAATAAATCCAGTGTTTATTTTAGCGGATTGAGTTGAAGTTTGATTTTGAACATTACCTAAATGTAAACCATTACTAATATTAAAAGATTCACTGTTTTCATACCAAATATCTGGTAAAGCTTCTTCAGGTTCTGTTTCAAATATATAAGTTGAATCCGCTCTATATACAGTGAAATTAACTTCTACTCTTGCTCTTTCATCATCCTCTGAACCACAACCCGATGGTCCTGATACTAACAAATAAATTAAATTATTTCCATTTGGGTCTTGCGTATTACTATCTTCATATATTCTATAATAAAAATTTTGTGAAGGTGCGCCTGCTGTAGGACCAAACAAGTTAGCATCTCTTAACTCTTGATTTGTTTTTTCTCCTCCTGCAGCTGGTGTTCCTGCATTAGTTACTTGAGGGGTTATAAAAACATTTCCAATAGAATTTACGCTGTCTTGTGCTCCAGAAGATAAAACACTAGATATATTGTCGCCAGTAAACCAATTAGCCATATTATCATAATCCCTAGATGCTGTAAATGTTTTTTCTAATAAATAATTTCTTTTTTCACATGATGTTTTACCAGTACCCGCCCTTGTCATTTCAATACTCATAACTATTCTAGTGCCTACCGGAACATCATATACATTATAAACATCTGTTAAAGGAGAGGCATAATCCACAGTAGTAAACAATTCATAAGCAACTACTGGATACCTATCAAATTGCCTTGAGGTTTGTAAATTATTACTTGTAGGGCTTACAACCGCATCATTTGCTTGAACAGATGCAAAATTGCTAGCATTAATTTTCATATACGTTCCACCAACCACATCTACTTTAGTTCCAACTGAATCAAAAATTTCTAAAAACCCTGCAGTTTGAGTTTGTTTTTCTAATACAGTTGCATATACACATCTGTTTAGTGCACCCCTTGAATCACCTTTAACAATTAACCTATCACCTGTCTCAACTTTATTTGCACTTTCTCCATCTAATAAAAAATAACTAGCTTGAGTAGTTGGGTCATAATAATTTATATTGCTATAAATGGTGTCATAATTTGTTGCAGTTGGTTTTATTACAAACTTATATTTAGTTGCCCATGCTGGAGCAGTTTGCCCATTTGCTGCATCAGTCGCAGGTATTTCTACCTGAATATAATTACGAGAAGATGACACACTACAAGGTAAATTTACAGAATTGAAAGGACTAACTTGAGCTGTAGAAGCTCTATTGTAATCATCCATATAAACCATTCCTATTTCATACCCTCTATTACTATGTAAACTTCCTATTGACGGTGATTCTTGAAACCTTACATTAACCTCAACAACTCTCCAATAAGCATATACTGATGAAAAAGAAACTGGGTCTGTGTATTCAGCTGCATTTAACTGTATACCAAATCTGTTTGCATTTCCTTCTAATGGAGGTGGTAATACTCCTAACGGTTCACCTACTGCAGGGGATGGTGAAGTTGAGCTTGTACGACCTGATTGTAGTAAATCTGTAAAATTAGTATCAAAAGCTTCTGGAAGACTAATATTAAAAACATCTGTCATTGTCCTTCCGTTTCCAGCATTAGCAACCGTTTGAATTGTAGTCGCCGTTCCTATTTTTTCTTGAAAGTCATCACTCGCTATTAAATTAGCTACTGTGCTATAACTATCAATTAAAGTATAAGACCATGTAAAAAAATTTGTTGCAACTGGCGGAACTGGAGTTGGAAGTCCTGTCACAGCATTTGCTGCATACCCATACCCAATATCAAATGTAAGTGTTGCGCCTGGAATTAATTTGTTTTCTGGCTGCTGAATACCTGAAGGTAAAACGTCTGTTAAATCAACATAAAAAGCACTATCATCTACAGAAATGGTAGAACCATAAGTATATTGTGTTCCAATAAAAGCATCAGATAATAGGTTTTGAGAGCTAATTGCCTCAGATATTAAATTAGCTTCAAATGTAAAGTTTACTTTTGTTCCTAAAGCTGTTTTAAAATCATACCCTTCAAAATAATTACCATACACCAACCTATTCCCCATTAATGTTTGAGCTTTAGCTAGCTGAGGTACATTGTCATATAATCTTAATATTTCAGAATCAGGAAGAACTGTAAATATTTTTCTGTCAGTAAACGCTATTGTTCTATCTTGATTATTTGTAAAACCTTCTTGTTGTTTGTTAAATGTTTCTACAATTTTTATTACGTTTGAATCAGCTTCTTTAAAAAGAATTTGGACATCTTTAACCTGACTACTACCAGTATTAAAAGTAATGTTACAGGCATTTTTCGTATTTATCATCCCTTCGTTTAAAAAACTATTGGAACTAAAATTAAATGGACCTGGAACAAAAGAAGGTTCGCTAAATTGTGAAATAGCTGAATACTCATTGTTAGCATACTTATATCTATAAGCAAAACAAATAAATTTATTTTGTAAATATGCGTCAGAAATACTAGCTACATTAAACGGTTGTATAGTAGGAGCGCTAGTGGGAGGTTTTTTTATTACTAAAATTTCATCTTCATTAAAATCATCAGTAAAAACGGCTGGTCTAGGGTCTCCATAATTTTGATTTATATTTATTACTCTTGGTGCGTTGTAATTATCAGTAAAAAATAAAAGATTATCTATTTTATCAACTCCTGTTATTAAGTAATTAGGATTAAAATTTAATGTGGTGTTTATACCGCCTCCATTGTCTATGCTAATAACGTGATAAATTAACTCTCCAGTTTCAACATCAAAAGAAACAATTAAATCTAGTTTTCCAGTTGCTCCTTGTGTAAATGCTGGGTCATGTACAAACCAATATATAACTAAATTAGCGCCATCTTCAAACGCTCCAATACATCGAGCTTGTGAACTTAATACTGTACCATCAACGTATTGTAGTGTTGTTAAAGGAAGATTACCTTTAGAATTTTCTACAGCTCCAATCTCAGAATCTTCAGTAGAACCAAGCCTTACATTTACAGCGTTTACATACTCTCCGTTAGGTACAAGCCTTTCATCTAGGCTTTTATTCATTCGGCCCGCTATAAAATTTCTTTGAATGTTTGCCATTTTACTTTATCCACTTATCTTCACCTCTCATGTTCATAAGCAATCTACTTGGGTGAATGTTACTTAATCTGATTTTTGCATTTCTTAATAAAGCTTGTTTGTTTTTTCTAGCTCTGTTAATAATATACTCTTGTACTCCAAATTTACTATTTAAAATAGCATACTGTATATAAGCATAAATATAATCTTCAAATAATTTATTGACACTTATTTTAGAATTATCGCCATTTTCCATGCCATCTGATATATATTGTAAAACACATTGTTGATTTGCCATGGTAGAATCAAAATTAATAACACCAGCTTTTTTATCAATAGTAAATGTAGGGTTTATGTTAGCTGTCTCAGTGTTTAAACCATATCTAGCTCCTATACGAGAATTGTAAATATCATCTTGACAATCAATACAATTATTATTTTCATCAAGTGCATTGTTTTGATTTAAATATATACTATTTAAACCTCCGCTTTTTCTAGCTGTGTCTAAATCTGATTGTACTACTGTTGCATTACCACTACCATCATAACTAAAAGTTGATGAAGCAGATTGAATATAAGAAACTGCAGATTGAACTTGTATGTTTTCTGTCAATTCAAGTAAAGTGTTTCCTTTAAATAAATAAAGTTTTACCCAGTTAACATAATCAGACGGGAGAACAAATCTTAAATCATCATAAATTGTAAGCTCTAAGTTTTTAATTTCTTTAAATGCGTCATAATTTAATTCCTGTATACCACGTTTTGCGTGAAACAATATTTTAAATCTATTTTCATTATTGATTAATTCATGATTTCCTGCATACATTAATTGAAAGTTTCGCACAATATCTTCTAAGCTTACATACTGATAAGAACCCCAATTTTCATTCGTAGGATTAACACCATCATTCGTATAATATTTTCTTTGATTTATATAAGTCATAATTATAAATTAGTTTGATTTTGCTGTTGCTCTTCTATTTGTCCGAATTGAAACACATCGGCCTCCCTAATTGATATACCAGCGTACTGTAATATTTTTGCAACTAAATTGTTTGAATCATCAATAGGTAATTCAAAGTCTTGATAATCAGCTTGTGTTTGGTCAAACAAAGGCTCACCATTATATAATGTGACATACGTCCATTTAGGGTCTAAAGGATATCTAATGTATTGTGCTTGTATATCATTCACGCCATTAAATGTATTAGGATAAATAGCAATTTCATCTGCTTCTTGTGTGTACGCAGGAAAAATAGTTGAAGGCGCTGTTAATAATGAACTATTTAACATAGTAATTTTACTGTTCGAAACTTTTTCAGCTTCACCTTTTAGTGTTCCTCCAGAAAAACACAACACTTTGTTTAATAAATAATAATCAGAACCCGTTGTAGATTGTGAAGGTAAAAAATAAACGTTTTGAGTTTTTTGAGTAAGGAACGATGTAATAGAAAAGGTATCTATTACTTCTTCATATCCTTTTTTAATATCAGCATATCCTGTTCCAGACAACCTAGCATTTTCTTCATTTATTTGCTGATTATATCTTATAAAATATTCGTCAAAAATATCTAACTGAGCTTGTTTTGCAAATAAATTAAAATCACCAGGAGATATATATCCATAATTATTTTTATTAATAATTGCAAGCACAGTATTTCTTACTGAATTTATCATTTGAAAATCTTTTTACAAAGATACATAAAATAAAAAAGCACCTAGGAATTAGGTGCTTTCTCGCTGTCGATAGTAAAGGAAGGATTAAATCGTTATGCTACTGCAATTCCACTTACAGCATGAGGTAGATTATCTACGTTATATGCTGGGTTTGTCCAAGAAGTAGCTAATGCTGCTACAACTGCACCTTCAATTGTGTCTCTTTCTTTTTCATCTCCCGCAGCTGCTGTTGCGTGAGTAATAGTAGTTACT